GTGAGAATATAGACGACTGTAACGACTATATTTTTGAAATTATGTGGGTTGCTACCCCACTGGCCTAAACTAATAGTAAAGGTCTACATCTTTTATACAGAAGATGATCTGCGCTTAGAACTACCTTTATGCGATTTAAAAGGCGAGATGTAGTTTAATGACATACCTAGGTCAGGGGCCCCATTAAGGGGCAACTGGATCATTAATAATATTATCCAGTGTAGGGCAACATATAAAATATAAACATGTATAATCAGATCCAATACCAGCAGCAGTCTGAATTGTTGCATAACCAACTTCATCAGATCCTGTGGTATTTGGAGCAATGATTGTGATTAAAGCAGCCTGACTGATCGAATCATCAGCTGATGATCCTGTAACATAATGTGCAGGATTATTAAACGCAAAATTATTACGATTATAATCTGGTAAGGTAAATTGAACCGTTGGCGAAACTGAAGTTGAACTAACAGTTAAACCGGCTAAACCATCCCTACTTAAATTACTAATATTTAATAAATTTACTTTAGTAGATAATGAAGCTGAACCAGCAACAGATGTATCTTTTAAAATAACACGATTAGTAAAAGTAACTGTACCTGGTGTAGTAGCACGAACACAACGAATATCATCTGTTCTAACTATAGGACTACTAACAGTAACAGTGTAATTAATACCACCTCTATTACCTAAAAACATACCATTAATATAAGGTATCATATGCATAGTATTAAAAGCATATGGTGAAGTACCGGGTGCTAGATATGTATTTGCAATTGTTGGCCATGCAACTCCTAAAAAACCAGGTGAATATGGTATACGTAGTAAACCTTTCCTATAAATATTAAAAGCACTAACTGTAGCATCAGGTAAAGGAACAGTATCCATAATTTGCGTTCGTCTCATTAGTTTTCTTAAAGAAACAACTGCTTCACCAAAATTCATATCATATCTATTAGGCGAAGGTGTAGTTTTATCCCCGAAAACAAACCGAGAAGTTTCCTCAGATTGTAATTCAAAGAAAGAAGGAGTTGGACAATTGACACCTAAATCACCAATTGAAATTTGTTCAGTTGGATTATTAAATTCAAAGTCATCAGCTCCTGAAATATACACTAAAACACGAATGGTAGAAGTAACTGGTGCTTCAAGTCTATTATAAATACGTACAGAAAGAGTACCATTATAACGACCCATAGAATTAGATAAATTACCAGAATTAGTGAAATTTGTAGCTGTTGCATTTTTGTCCACTTCACACCAAGCAAATGTAGAGTGATAAGGGATTTCAAATGTCACATCTTTAGTTTCACCAATATCAATAATATGATTATAGACTTCTGACAATGATGCAATAGTGGATCCAATATTGGCAACTGGATCCCACTGAACAAGCAATCTACCCTTATGATATTTAGTACATATGATTTTCATACGTACTTTTAAACCACCTCTCCAATTCTTAAACATATTGGACATATAAGATAAAGGTGTATCATAAGTACGGCGTGCAAAATTACTAATATTAAGATTAGCTCTCAATACAGGACTAACACGCATATTAAATAATAATGTCGATGCAGTACCAGTGGTATTCCATAAAAAGTCACCGAAAAACGATTCTTTTTTCTTTAAATAATTAATACTCAATTCATCATGTGAATCCAATCCAAATGGTTTAGGATCGATAGATAGTTCCGTTTTTGGATCAAGTGCTAATTTTTGAAAAGGAACTGAAATTTCAGTAGTAGCTAAATGTGGTGCAGACATTTGATATATAGGCATCACGTTTTGTATATTGGGTGGATTGGTATATCCAAACAATGTAGCAATTCGTGAGACTGCTTTAGCACCAATTTGGGTTGCTCTAGCAAAAGAACCGATATAAGGAATGTCTGTTAACATACCAGCATAAGTTGAAATCGCTGTAGCTGGTTTAGATATAGAACCATTACCATACTCATCAGCTTGCAAAGCAAGACTACGAGTGGAACCCATGAGTTCAACGTCGGATAACCAAGCAACAGTACGTATAGTAACCGTATTTGTTGCTGAAGCAATTGCTGTATCTAATTGAGCAAAAGTAACCAAACGTAATACACCCATAGTTGCTACATCTACAGCTGATGTAATGTTAAGCCAATTTCTATGATAAAAGAATGGCAATTCCATTTCACCACCTGAATTATCCTGTGGATAAATATCAAAACCTGGTTGTTGAGAAAATGGTATACGAACAACTTCCTCAGATCCAGAAGTTGTGCGAATTTTATTTCCTACCAAATTTTCTAATGGTGAATAACACAAACGTTTCATACCAAACTGAAAAGGAGAAGCGCTAATTAATACTTTTATGTGCATTTTGGCTCTCATAAAAGCATAATTATCTAGTTTCTTCTTAACAGCAGGATCGTTCATATAAAGAGACCAAGGGTTAAAAGAAATATCACTGCCTATAGGATCAGTAACTTGCCACAAGAAAGTATTAATTGTGACAGGTCGTGATAGAAAATCAGTCAATGACAAATCTTTTGTACCATCTGCCTCGGCTACGCTTCTATCTTCATTAGAAACCATAACCATAGGACCAACATCCTGATCAACAAAAACTGTGTTTGGTGTTGTTTCAGAAGTTTGTACATCTTCAGATTGTAATTTCCAATCTTTGGATGTATCAATAAATGATGTCGAATCCACGACATCCTTTGTTTGACTTTTATTACAACATACACACAAAGAGTCAAAAACTTGTGTGATGTGAGCGATACTTCGAGTGATCGCTTCAACTACAATATTCTTACTGTAATTATTATTTTGAGACAATTTATTCAAGAAAATAGTTTGCCTAAACTATCTTCAGGTTGGAACAGGTTGTCCTGACGCCCTCCAAAACCGTTCATATAGGTCCTGCCAAGTAGGAAGAGTCGAGTCCGTGACATACGCATTATATGGCGTACGAGATAGAATTTCACGAAAGAATTCTCTGTTTTTGTTAAATATTTCTTTACCATAAAAGAAATACTCATTATTTGCTGAAACAATAACAGCAATCATCTGTTCATATTCATTAATGGTTCCTGATGGAACCCACATAGTTAATGAACGATGAATAGATTCTTCATCAAGGGGTGCTAAATATGCACCCACATCCTCATCATATCGCCAAACTCTCTTCAAAAAAGAGCATTCATTGATAGTGATATAAGGACGTGACTCAGCTTCTTTATCGGCCATCGTATAAACGACACCAATATCAGCCAAAACTCCTTGAATAGCAGTATGATTAAACCATGGAATAGTTTTTGAAACTCCCATAGCATTATCATCACCATATGTGAATAAATGTACCAATTTTTGGAATAATTCTACATCTCCACCCAATTTACTAAAAGCATATCGAATATAGAGTGAATTAACCAATGAATTAATAATCACTGTCAGAGGGTGTCCTGATGGATTAGTTCCAAAGAACTCCATCAAATCACCATTCACATTGACGAGAGGAAAAGCAACATCATTACCGATGCAGAAAATCTCACGTACTTCATTTTCTTCAAAACCAGCTGCTTCAAAAAT